AGATGAAGTTTTCAATCATGTAAGGGTTTTTGTACACTTTATAACGGCTATTCAAGCTACCGATCTTTTGTACACCGAATGCATATTTCATTGTATCTGCTGCACCGTCAGTATCAGCTGCAAATCCAGGAATTGATTCAAGGATTGTAGCTACTGTTGGAGAAACTACCATAAAGTTAGCACCACCTCTTAAAGTTCTTTGGTGAATTAAGTTAGATATTTTTTGTAATTTAATACCTAAAGTTTGGAACCAAGTCATTTGAGTGTAGAATACACCATTTGTATTTGAAGTAACAAGACCTGTGTTAGTATCAATTGCGTTACCAATCTTAGCAGACCAAGCAGCAGTGTTAGATGTTGGAACGTTTTCAATTAACATATCTAGGATTTCTAGGTCAATTTCTAGAGAAATGTACTCAGATAACATAGAAGTTAATTCAGCTTCAGCATCAATTGAATGGTACGCATTTAAGTCTTGTGCAAACTCTGGAGTCCATTGTGCTTTTAACTTACGAGTCTTAGCAGCGATAGCTTCAGATCTCATTTGAACGTTAATTTCTGGGATAGAAATTGAAGTTGCAGAAAGAGCATTTGGAGAAGAGTAAGCTGAAGTAGCACCTTGAGGATCTTCAAAATCACCACGTGTTGCAAATCCAGTTGTCTTAGAGTAGTAAACAGTGTAAGAACCAGATGCTGCCATTGCTGTATTACTTGCACTAACTATAAAGGTAACAGTAGAACCATTGGTAACTGTAAATTCCTGTAATAATGTGTTAGTTGTTACAGTTGAACCTGAAGTTATTACGAAAGAACGTACTGCGTTAGCATCAAAGTTTGGTATTACAGAAGCTGTAACTACTAATTTCTGAAGTTGACCAGCTGCTTGAGAAGCAGAATAGTTAGCACTGTAGTTTACATCGGAAAAAGATGCTGATGTTGATGCAAAATAGCTAGCTCCGGTATTACTACTAGAGATAAAAGTTGAAGCAGAAAATTGGTTGATTGAATAACCGAATCTACCAGCACCGTATACACCTTGTGCTGCAGCGTTACCAAATCCTGAATCACCTTGTACTGATTGCTGACCGAATAGAGATCCAGAAGCAGAACCAGTAGAGAATTGACCTGATTGGTTGTTTGTACCATATTGGAAATCTAGATAGAATACTAGACCTGCAGGTAAATTCATTGGTTGAACTGAAACGAACTCTTTAGAAGCTACTTGACCAAAGATCTTACGAACTAATGGTAAAGCTACACCTGCCCATTGTTCACCAGTACCTGTGTTAAAGCTAGCACCAGAAGTTGTACCACCACCTGTTAGAGAAGTTTCTACTACTAGTTGTTTTGCTTGATTCTCAAGCATCATAGCCATATTCTTTTTGTTTTGTCCGGTAAGACCTTCTAGTAAGCCTGATTTTGCCCACTTTTTGCTAAGTCTTTCGGCATCTGATTGCACTGTGTTATACGGATTAGCCGATTCTAACAGTGAATTAATTGTTGTTGCCATTTTGTTTAGTTTTTGTTTTTAATTTTTTTTTTAAATGTTTGGTTGTTTTAATCCAGCTAACTGTTGCATACGGTAAACGTAAGCATCAGCTTCTACAATTGGCTTAGCTGGAGCGCTACCAATTGGTTTTGAAGCAAAGCCTAAAGATTCTTTAATGTATCCTTTACTTTTTGCAGTAGTAGGAGTTGATTGGATAGAATCTTGTAATGTTGCGTAAATGTTTTTAGCTTCTTTAATTGTAGTCGCTCTATCAAAAGCAACTAGAACTTTTACTTTTTGTCCTTCGTTAAGGTTTTTAGCCTTATACAACTTATTAACATAAAGTAACTTTGCATTAAGAAGATTGATTTCGCTTAATTGAGATTTAAGAGTTTGGATAGTTGAAATAGCTTCTTCTAGCTCTTCAGATTCATCTTCTCTAACTTGGAATTTAGCTTTCTTAACAAATCCGTCTTTTGGTCCGAATTTATCTTTAGGTGCATTTTGGTAATTTTCATCCATGTCAGCTAAAATTTCATCAAGAGAGATAGTTTCTTCTTCTTCACCTTCTACACCTTTTCCGCCTTCTAGATCTTCACCGCCCATTTCTTCACCGCCTTCTAAGTCTTCAGCTTCTTCTTCTTCAGCACCAGCTTCTTTACCCATTACGTCAGCTACTACATCACGGATTAAATCTTTGAATTCTTCAATAGATAATTCAGCAACTTCGTCACTTCCTTTTTCTTCTTTTTCTTCAGCTTTTTCTACTTCTGCACCTTTTTTCTTACCAGCTTCTTTAATAGAACTTACTCCTTTACCGCTGTAAGCATGATCAGCACCTCTTGCTCTGTCTGAATGTGCTTCTTTCTTGTCTTTTAACGGACCGTTATAGCCATCAGCTTTAACGTGGTTAGATTCGTAAAGATCTTCACCTTCTTCTTCCATATCGTAATTTTCTTCCATGTCATCACCTTCTTCTAACTCTAATTCAGCTAGAATTTCGTCTAATGACATTTCATCTAATGGATTTGGATCTTCCAGGCCTGTGTCTACTTGATCACCTTGCATGTATTCAGGACGTTTAACATTGAAAGTTTCATTTCCACTTTCGTCCATTTCATAACCTTCTTCTTCTAGACCAGCTTCATCAAGATCTTCCATTTCTGATAATTTCAGACGGAACATTTCTTGAATCTTTGGTGCAAAAGTTTCTTCCATTTTTTGTTTTGCTTGCTGTAGAGAAATTTCTCTTAGTTTTTTAGCATCAGCAATTGCTTGTTCAAATAGGTCTTTGTTTGCCATTTTGAGTTTGTTTTGTTGTTTGATTTCGACTGCCTATTAGGGGATTGGGGAAGCAGTATAAGTGAATTGTTAATTCTTAACACCGTATTGAGACGATGTATATAATCATAAATAGGCACGAACATAAAAAAAGCTCGTTTTTACGAGCTAATTTAAAAAATATTTTTGGAAGTATTACTTTATACAGCAGACACCTGTCATTGTACATAGTAGATCTCCTACTATTTGATGTGCTCTATCGTATTTTCCTATAGACTGTGCTTGATATCCTTCATTTAAACCTCCTACCGGTCTTACATATGCACCATAGGTTGATGGTGTTGATACGAAATCCCAACATACTAGTTCTAAATCATCTTCTACCTGTACTAAACCTTCACCTAGAGGTGTAACTGAACCTAGTGCTCTTGAAGATACACCAACACTAATGTTATTTAGGAATAATTCTCTTAAGATATTACCAGATGGTGTTGCTAAGATTTCAAATTCACCGTATAAATCATCACCTTCCCACCATAATCTTGTTATATTGTGACATACATTCTTAAGATTTATAATAGCAGTTTCAGGATGATCTAATTCACCTAGAGCTCTTTTTTCAGCAACTGGTCCTGCAATATACTTAGCTACCTCTCTTCTTAAAGAAGGTCCGTACACTCTTTTGTTTGCATTAGGCTTACCTTCAGATTGAATCTTACCCGATACACGGAGATTACCTGTTGGATTTAGCCTAGCTTCATGTAGCTGTTGAGGTTGAGGCTGAAAAGATAAGTACTCTATTAAGACTTGTTTGCTCATTATTACCCGGCTTTTTTAAATGTCTGATTAAATTTTGGATCTAACATTGTTTTTTTATCAGTAGTATTGTTTTGATCAAAAGATTGAGTTTGACCTGTCTTAGTGTTTGTGTATAGATCTTCTTTAATACTCTTTGCTATATACTCTCTTAACTTCTTTAGTGTTAACTTCTTTTTTTCTTTTAAACTACCTTGTACATCTGCTTGTGCTGTAACATCTGGATCTAAGTCAACGTATTCTTTCATTAGCTCAACACCCTTAGGTAGTTTATCGCTAGCTTTCATAGTCTTAAGACCGCCCATCGACTTACCGCTTGGTTTCATTACTTTTACACCTTCAGCATTTTTATTCTTTGCTTTTTCTTTTTTAGATAAAGAGATATCGGTGTTAGCTTTAGCATCTTTATATCCAGGTATTGGTGCTCTACCATCAGGTCCTACTTTTAGTTCTTTAGGATGTTGTAATAATCCTGATTTCTTTTCGAATTCAGCAGAGATTGTATTGCTGTAATAAGCAGGATCTTTTTCTAGGTTGTTTAATACCTTCTTAGTTGCTTTTACAAGAGATTCTGGATTGAATTCAGGAGTAAAGGTGTTAGGTACGGGTTTATATTGCATACCCATCTCTATTTTTAATCCTTTATTGAATTCATATGGATTAACTCTATCAATTTGATCAAAGATTGAGTATTCTTTCTCCCCTGTTGCTTCTTTCCATCTACCTTCTGTTGGTTCAGCTGCTTCTTTTAGTGCTGCTTTTTTCTTAGCTTGTCCTTTCCACATTGCAGCTGCTGCTACTTTTTCACCGACTTTCTTAGAACCGTATTTCTTTTCGGCTACCTTCTCTACTTTCTCAAATCCCTTACCTTTCTTACCTATATCTTTACCTGCTTTAGCTTTTTTAACTACAGCAGACTTTTCTTTCTTAGTTAGTCCAGCAGATGCTTTTTTCTTTTTAGCTTCGTTCAGGTTATTTTGAGGGAAAATTCCTTCAAATCTTGCATCAATACCTCTATTATTAAATTCAATACTTAACTCTCTCTCTAGTTCATCGTAATCTTCTTCCTGTTCTGGAAAAAAATAATACCCTTCGCGAACGTTCCATTCTGCATAATAATCACTATCATCTAGGAAATCTTGAATAGCGTTATTATCTATAGGAGTTCTACCAACTACTATTAATCCAGATTCTGCAGGATTCATTTTCGCTCCTAAAAGACCTTCTTCATACATTTCACCTCTTAGATCTTCTGGTGCATCAGTATGTATAATAGTTAATGTATCACCAATACCTTCATATTCATCTTCAAAGTATTGATTGGCTTCATCTTCATTAGCTGCCATTGTGCTATCTAGTATCTCACCGCTTTCATCTACAAGGTAGAAAGCTTTCTTACCTGCTAACTCTTCACCAAATTCTTCATCATCTTCTTTCGTTTCTTTTACGTTACGCATCCATTCTGAAGTAGATTTACCTAAGTCAACACCTGGTCTAAATTCGTGAACTGGCTCTAAACCATCTATATCAATAGCTTCAACAGTAGTACCGTCGTGATAGATAGCCATTACCTTACCTTGCTGTTCTTTGAAGCCAGCTATTTTAATTTTTTCCTTAGTATCTCTTGTAGTAGCTTTATCGTTTTTACTAAATCTAATGTTTTCATCGTTAGTAGCCTGTACGATATTACCTGCACTATCTTTCTTAATTTGATATTTCGTCTCATCAGCAGGCTTATCCATCCAATAAGCTTCGTTTAGAACTCTTTTGCTTTTCAAGATACTAACTACATCTTGGAAGCTATTAACAGGTGAAATCCAATCAGGAAATTCTCTTCTAACATTAGTCATAAAGTTAGCTTGAGACATCTTACCTTCCATTAGATCACGGTATTGTTGTACTATGTTTTTCATATTAATAAATAGTTGTTATCTACCCTGGCCACGATATGCTTTAGGTCTAGGTGTATGTTTATTAAAGGATTTTTTAGCTGCTCCTTCTTTTCTTTTCCCGAAGGTTAGTTTATTGCTTGAAGTTGTACCTGCTTTAGCTGCCATACTTATTTTAATTTCTTAGTTTTTATATAGGTGTGTTTAACCATTTCTGTAATCTGTTCTAAAGCTCTTTCAGTATGTTTCATATACTTAAAGTCTTCGGTAGATTCAGTTATTTCAGATCTTAGCTGTTGAGTATAATCTAAAAGCTTATTTAGTTCTTCTATTTTTTTCTTAACAGATCTAACTGCTTTATGTAGCTGCTCTGGTGCACTACGTTTACCTGTTTCATTACGGAATTTTGAATAATTCTCTGTGATAGGTTCTTCTTTTTCAAAAATCTGTTTGTAGTCGATTGCTTTAGATTTACGGTTTGGTATGTGAGGTGCTGGAGTGAAGCCAAAATGGGATACAGCGTAGTTATCTTTAACTTTACCGGCTGCTAATTTAGGTTCTACATCTTTTTGTTCTTTCTTAACTCTAACCTTTGGAGCATATTGCTCTCCAGTGCCTGCAGTCATAGTAGCACCGCCACCTGTACTAGACATTTCGTCAATTACGTCTTTAAGGTCTTTTTTAGTAGCCATTTTACTTTCTTAGTTTAATTTCTTTCTCTAATTCGTAATACTGCATCAAAGATACTACATGCTCATCTTTTACTGATTGACGCTCTAGGATAGGCTTGGCAAGAGAAATAACTTCTTTCAGCTTAATAGCTAATACCTTATCTTCTACAGCCGGAAGTAGTTTATTTAGTCTAGATTTAACCTCTACTAATTTTTTATTTAAGTAATCTTTTAGTTGAGTAGTGTGAGATACGCTGCCGATGTACTCTTTTAAGATATCTTTCTGATCTGCAGATAAATCCTTATAAGTTTCGTTATATTTTTCTACAATTAACTTATAGGCTAAAATTCTAATATCCTGATCTTCTTGTAAAAATTGATTTGCAACTTTCTTTTCGGCTTTTTCTTCTTTAATTATACCTTTGGTAATGTGTTCTAGGATAGTTGTTTTACTCTCAATAAGCTGTTTTGTATCCGTTAATACTTTAGATCTTGCAGATTCAAATAAAGTATAGACAGCTGCCGATAATTTATAGTTTTCTATCTTAGCTTTAAAGAAATTCTCAACATCGTAGTACTTCTTTATCTCTTTAATTAATTTATATTTCTCTCTATCTAGTATATCGTTATCTAGCTTCTTACTCTCTTCTACTACGATATTTACTAGGCTTTCAGCCTTAGTTTCACTTAGTTTTGATGCTTTAATTACAGTGTTGTACAGGTTATACTCCTTTAAAAGCTCGGTGCCAGTAAAGAATTTCTTTATAATTCCAACAGCTTTTGAATCCTGATTAGCGATCATATCTGCAGTGATCTGTCTAACAAGTAGTTCAAATAAAATACCTGGATTCTTATACTTAGAATGCTTTCTTATAGTCCCCATATTAGGTTTAGTATGATACTATTTATAAATAGTCACGATTAGTCAATATCCTTTATAATTTTATCTTCATCTAAAAGATCTGAATCTTCAAAGAGGTTAATCCTACGAGTTACACCTAATCTACCTAATGTTGATTTAAGTCCGCTGTAGATTGCTTTGGTGTGAGCATTCTCTAATGCAAGAGGTGATCCACCTTGGTATCTACTTGATAATCCACCATCTTCACCACTAGCCGGTTTAGCTTTTAAGTCATATGTTCCCATTCTATCTCTACCTAATGGATCATTCGGTGTGTTAATAAATGAGTTCTTCTCTTCAGGTCTACCTGGAACTCTAACTGGTTCGTGTGGATTCTTTTCGTTGTATCCAACCGGTACATTAGCTGCTGCGGTATAGTTAGCATTTCCACCATACATACTTGCAATTTGATGTGGTGTACCAAAAGCTTGACCAGATTCAAGAGGGTCATTACCTTCTGCTTCAATTTGATCATATCTAAACTTCCTCTTCTTGTCTTCTAGTATTTGAGCCTTAACGTCATCTAATTGATCATCACTTAATTGGAAGATTTTATCGTAAATCCAGTCAGTTGGGAAGATACTTGTTTCCATCATTTGACTAGCTAGGTCAACCTTCTCTTTCATTAGAGCAATTCTCTCTTGATCGTAGATAATAGACGGTGTAGTTAATGATAATTCAAAGTTTGCAATTGATTCATCAGTGTATCCCTGTGTATATAGATGTACTAGAGCTATTTTAGTTAACTCCGATAGTATAATACGTTGAATACGTTCAATAGTACGTGCAAAACGAATATCTTCTGCCGCTAGTGTAGCTTTACCTGTTAAATCTTTTTCATAACCCATGAAAGCTTTAGGTATTTTTAATGCAGCAAACAGCTTATCTCTTAGATATCCAACGTCATCTATACCGTTATACTGTAAACCAGGTACATTTTCAATACGAGTTGCAGTATCATTACCTCTTACTGGAATGAAGTAATCTTCTAGTAAGTTTTGCATGTTATATTTAAGGTTATATTGACCGGTTTGAGGGTCGATATAAGGTATTTTCTTCATTTTAGAGATCATTCTTTGCATATAGGTCTCAACCTCATTTGGAGGAATAGCACCTACGTTAACAAAGTAAGCTCTCTTATCCGGGGCACGTACGATACGGTGTATCATCATTGCATCTTCCATTAAAACCATCTGTTTGAAGATCTTTCTACCTGGTTCTAAGTAAGATCTACCATAAGGTAGGTAGTTAACGTCACCTATAAGTCTGAAGTGTGCCATTTCGTAGTTCTCAAAATACATTGAATCGGCTTGGCCTATCAAATTTGCATAAGAACCTACATATCCACTACCTCCTCCTGCTACTGCAGTGGGGTCATATTTGAATCTTACGTAAGTTGGATTTCTTAGATCAACACCTTCTTCTCTAAGTATGGTATAGGATGAGAATGGTATTACGTTAAATACACCTACTGTCTCGGCTATCTCTAATTTTAGGTAGAAATCACCAAATTTACACATATTTCTAATCCATGCCCATAAATTAAACTCAATGTTTAATACATCGTAGAATAGGTTATAGAGGATCTTTTGTACGTTTTCATCTGCTGATCTGATCTGAAGTACTTCTCCAGATTCATTCTTTAGGGTACACTCATCTGCTATAATATCGAGTGCTGATGCTACAATTGCATCCGTATCCATAGCCTCGTAATCAGCATATAGCTGAATACGCATGGATTGGTAATTCTGTGCGGTGTTAAGGTTGTAAGCGTAAGAGTTAGAAGTTGTGTATACTCTGTTAAATCTATCAACTAGAGCATTTGTTTGAAGTACCCCGTTGGTTTGGATACTGTCTGTGTCTATTACTTTTACTTGATTTCCACCTACGTTTCTAATTACGACGTCAGTTGAAAAAAGTCTCTTTAATCTACCGAATAAATTGTTATCTGCCATTATGTTGTTTTTCTATATAAATAGTGTACCTATCCCAGTACCCAAGAGATATCTTCTTGTTGACCGTTAGGGGAAGGCATTGTGTACGGATTCTGTCCGTTGAAAGTTGAGGGTTGATATATTTGATACCCATAGTTAGATTTAGCCATTCCACCTAGAGTAGCTCTAGATAGGTCTTGACCTACTTGCTGGAATCTTAATGAAGTATCTCTTAGGAACAATCCAATTGCAAATGCCATTACAAGGTCGTCGTTGTAACCGTCTTGGGCTTGTGCTTTGCTATTCTTCCATATAAATGTTCTTAGTTCTTCCAGTAACCTTTTTGATTGTATGGTGCAAGATTTCTCTTGAATATAAGATTTCATCTTAGCTACTACTAAAGGTCTAGTTCGTTGTGTGGTTGAAAAACCAGGCACCATTCCATCTCCTTTATCGAATTTTGAGATATAAACTTCAATATCTGTCATAGCTGCATCAGATTTTGGAGAGTAATACAGGTTACGATACTCTCTTTGAACTGCCGTTTGAACAACATCCCATCCAATTCCCGTATTTTCTATTACAAGTAAAGCATCATTGTATTGGGCGGCTACACCCACAATCAAATTACCAAAATCTCTTGTATCTAATTGACCTTTATATTCGGCTACTTGCTTGGCTGTTTCAACATCTAGTACATGAAAAGTAGAATAATCTCGTCCATCACCTCTAGCTACGTCGGCAATTAGTGCATAGGTTCTACTGTAATCTGGCATCTCCCATATCCAAATATTACCGTCAATACCTGTTCTTTGAATAGGTTCTTGTAGACAGGTAGCTTCGTACCAACTTAAGATCTCTGGTTCAATCACTGTAGCACCTGAGGTAGAGAA